ATAAACCAGGGTTAGTTAGACCTTCAAAAAATATACCGTTTGCACCTGCAAACGCACCAGCACTAAAGAAGTTACGTAAGTGCGTAGGTATAGAAAAAATAGTTTTAGCCATCTGTGATATACCTTTTGGAAACAATAAAAGATTTCTATAAAACCATGTGGCTGCTTTCTCTGCTGGGTTTGCACCTTCTCTACCTCTGATAACAGAAGTTAAACCTGCACCAATATCATTTGCGTTTTTAATACCATCAGCTATTTCTTTTGTTGTGTATTTACCTGACAGCGGACTTACAATAGTATTACCACCTGGTAATTTATTTATAATGTCATCAACTTTTACAATTTGAATACCTGTGCCTGGTGAATTAACGGCTGCTTTTGCAAGTTCTTCTGATTCCCAAAAAAATCCTCTACCACCACCTTGTTGTACTTTTGCATTTTGTGCTGCAACATCATCAAAGTATGTAGCTGTTCTTGCAACAGCTGATAAGTTTGTCATTGCATTAAATATAGAATAACGTGGATCCTGTATTTCACCAAACAATTCTCTAAATACTTTACTACCTCTACCTTTTGCTTTTTCAAAACTTTTTGTTTTGGTCATACCTGTTTTGTCTTGATATGCTACATCAGGTAAACCACCTGGTTTCTTTTTTACTTGTACTTGATTTATAATATCATCGACTGCATACTTTGCTTGTTCATAATATTCTGTGCTATCTGGATCAAAAGCTGTTTTTCTACCTTTGTCTGTTTTTGCTAAATATCTTCTAAATAAATTTATTGCATTTACATATGCTTCATCTGTTGGTTTAAACTGTTGAAATAATTTAAACAAACCTTTTGGTTGTTGAAATATTCTATATGTGCCACCTAGCCAACCCTCGATTCTCTCTTTCATAATCTTCTGTAAGTCTTTTGCACCTGCAGATATTTTACCTTCTGCATTTCTTTCAAGTATACTTATTAAATTTGTAAACTCATTTCTAGCTGCATCTAGGTTTGATGTTATTGTACCTATAGATTCTTCACCTACTTCTTTGTTTTTTAATGTTTTAATTAATGCATCCTTTGCACCTGGGTTAATAGGTTTATTAAGATCTCCTTCAAATAATACATCATTTAATTGTTTATAAAATTTTTTTTGTTCTGCATTAGTTGAACTATCAAAAAATTTACCTGATGATGGATATATCTTATCTACTTCTTTAGTAATATTTGTAACAAGTTCTTTTGCTCTAAATGTATCTCTTGCTTTTAATCCAGCTTTTGCCATTTCAGCTTCAAACACTTGTTCAGGTAAATCACCTCTTGGTCTAAATGGTGAACCAATATATTTATCTATCCATCTTTCAAACGCACTATCACTATATGCAAGTTCCTTGCCTCGTGTTGCAAGAGCCTTGCCCCCTTTACCAACACCGTAAACAAAAGGTGTTAACAGTAAAGATTCAGATCCAAATTTAATTCTATTTAATAATCTTCTACCAGCCTCATCTCTACCTTCTAATTCAGAATCATCTATTGCTGTTGGTCCATCAAAAAAATCACCAAAGGTACCTATCTCTTCTACATCTGCAACAAATGTTTCTCCTGTTGCACCACCAAATACACCTGCTGCAAATCTTTTTGTTTTAGCTGCTTTGTTTAATTCATCAGCTTTTGCTGCTGCAAGTGTTACATTTTTAGATTTTAAGTTTGCATATGTACCAGCTTTTTTTGCTTTTAAAGCTTTATCTGCTAGTTTAGTTGCAGCTTTAAAACCTATACCTCCTGGTATACCTATTTGTGTAAATACTTCTACAAGTTTACCTGCAACTCTATCTTGTGCAGTGTCTTCAAATACATTTATCTTATCAAAAAATTGTTCTACATCTGCTGCTGTATTACTGTCTGCTCCATAATCGACAAGCTCTGCTCCAAGAGATACAACACCTTCTACAGTTTTAATTAAACCAGATACAAGACCTGCACCTATCGATGCAAATATACTACTATCGTTGTTTTCCTCTACTGATGATAATGGTACGTATTTTGCCATTTTCTACTCCTATTGGTAGATGTTTTCATCAAAGCCTGGATCTCTTAAATCTGGTAAAATTTCTTTTAAATCTTTTTCTGGTTTTGTTTTTTGACCAAATAATCCTGGATTTTTTATTTTAGGATCTGGCATATTATCGCCTTCTGTATCTACAACTCCAGTTGCTGGTATTAACGCAAGATCTCCAGATTCAACATCTTTTACTAATTTAACAGCTGTGCCTGATGCTACATCAAAAAATACTTTACCTTCTGCACCTGGTTTTTGTTTTCTAAATAATTTTAATGCTTTTTGAGATTGAAGAACAGAAGCATCTATTGGTTCTACAGATACAGACTTTACTCCATATGTACCTGTTAATTCATTATATTTAGTATTAAAAAAATCTACTGCGTTTTGTCCTTTAATTAAATTTGGTGCACCATTTGTATCTTTGTATATTTCTGCATATGCCATAACATTTTCATCACCTTTAGCCATGCCTGCAATTTTTTCTCTAGATGCAATTAACTTATCTGTTTCTGCAGCTGATGCTTCTATTTTTCTATCAGTCTCACTTTTTAAAAAATCTCTTTCACCTTGTAGTTCTCTACTTCTTGCTTGACTTGTTTGTAACTGATTAAAAGGTTCTCTTGCAGCTAGACCTGCTGTTTGAAATATATTACCTGCTGGTGGTGTTGCTAAAAGATTTAAACCAAACTGTGTTAAAAAACCTGGTAGTCCACTTGCTTGAAATGTTGGCATAGATCCTTGTTGATAACCTGTTCTACCACCGTTAGCCATTTTTTGTGGTTGATCTAGTCCTGATGTAATACCAGTTCCTGCTGATCCACCTATTCTAAACATTGGTCTTTTTAAAGTTCTGTTCATAATTAAAAATTAATACCTAATTTAGCTCCTGGTCTTGTTGCACCATAGATACCTGCAAGTGTTGTACCAACACCTAATGCAGTTTGTAATGGTGTAGGGTTAGGTATGTTTGTTGTTTGTGTTTGACCAGGATAACCACCCATGATTCCTGTTACTTGTCCAGCAAATCTATCTAACTGTTCTTGTGGTAAGAATGTAGCTTGTCTTGCTGCTTCTCTTTGTGCATCAAGATTTGCCTGTGCTAGCGTTTGATTCAACGCGCCCAATGAACCTAAACGTGAAATATCTGTGCCTTGTAACGCTTGTTGTTGTGCTCCAAGTTGTGCTTGTTGTCCGGCAAGTCCTGATTGAAATGCTCCTAGACCTTGTGTAGCTCCAGCTTGAGTAAATCTATTTTGTATATCTTGTTGTCTAGCAGCTGCTGCCTGACCAAAACCTTGTTGCAAGAGACCGGCTTGTAATAACGCACGTTCTCTCGCAGCCCCTGTGCCAAACTCTGCGAGTTGCACTCCCGCTCGGCCACTGCCGAGCGCACCCAAAGCTGTTTGCTGATCTCGTATACTTTGTTCTTGTATAGCCTTGTTACGATCAAACTCTGAAAGCGTTGCATCAATTACTTGTGATTGATATGGGGACATAAAATCTTGAACACCTTGTTGAAAAGATGTTGCTCCTGTTCCAATTCCTCCTAATTGTCCGAGTGCTTGAGTTCCTAAACCAGAAGCTAATGTTGCTTGTGTTTGTGCTTGTTGTAAGAAAGGTGCAAATGATCCTACACCTTGGGTTGCTAAATTTTGTGCTTGTGTTTGTAATGCATCTTGGCCTGCTATCTGTGGTGCAAGTCCTGATAAACTTTGTTGTCTTGTTGTAAATGCTCTAGCTGCATCTTGTCTTGCTGCAAAATCAGCAGCTGTTTCACCAGTTTGTTGTGATATGCCAGCAATACCAGTTGATACAACAGGTACACCTGATTGTGCTACTACTTGTTTTGCTAAATCTTGTCCTAGATCTTG